CAAAGCGTTGAGCGTGTTGGTGGTGAATTGCCGTTTAGTGCATTAGATTATTTAGTTGGCGGTGTAGCTGCTGTTTCGAATCCATCTAAAGCGCTAGCAACTGGTGGTTTATTAGGAGCAAGACGATTGGCGCGTGCAGCAATAACTTCTGATTGGTATCAAACAACAGCAATAAAGCCAAGAGTGACTAAGCCATCTATGGTCACGCAGGCAGCTAGAAAGATTGCCGATCAAGGAAATACCTTGCGTTCACTAGAGGAAAATCAACCGTGAAGATCCTCATTATTGACAACGATGGCGTCGGTCTAGCCTTTGCATGGCGGTGTCAGAAAGCCGGTCATATTGTCCGGTGGTTCATCAAGCCAAAGCCGTCTAACAATACGTCGGTAGGCGACGGGTTTAAGGGCATAGAAAAGATCCAAAACTGGGTAGGGTCGGTCAAATGGGCTGACCTTATCTGGATGACCACAAACGATGATTATTTACCGCGGCTAGACTTTTTCCGTAAACAAGGCGCCAAAGTGTTCGGGCCATCTGCCAAGAGTGCCGAGCTTGAGGTCAAGCGTGGCCTTGGCATGAAGTTCCTAGAGGATCACGGCATTGAGGTGCCTGAGTACCAGCAATTCGCAACCTTAGCGGATGCTGAAAAACACGTTTGGAAAACAGAAGAACGGTATGTATTCAAGACCCTTGGCGACAACGAGGACAAGAGCTTGTCCTATTGCGCTAAGTCACCAGCCGATTTGATCGCACGGTTGCAACGGTGGCAGAAGATCAAGATGAACCCGAAAGGGCCGGTCATGCTTCAGAAGTTTATACCAGGCAAAGAGTTTGCCGTATCCCGATGGATGGGATCCGAAGGCTACATTGGCTTGTACAATGAGAATTTTGAACATAAAAAGTTACTATCAGGCAACTGCGGCCCTAACTGCGGCGAGGCAGGCACCGTCCAGAAGTACGTTAATGAGTCCAAGATTGGCGACGAAGTGATGCTCCCGATTGAGGAGTCACTGGTCAAACTGGGTCACTTTGGCGATGTCGACGTTAATTGCATCATTGACGAGAAGGGAAAGGTCTGGCCGTTAGAGTTCACCATGCGACCCGGCTGGCCTGCCTTCAACATCATGATGGCCGAGCATCGTGGCGACCCTGCCGAATGGATGCTAGACGCCTGCAATGGCGAGGATACGATGGATGTCACAACTGACATTGCGGTAGGGATTGTCTTGGCGCAGCCCGACTATCCGTACAGCAACCTCACCAAAAAAGAGACCACCGACGTACCGATCTACGGCGTGTCTCCCAAGAATCATAAGTATTTAGCCCCACAGTGCGTCAAAATCACTAAAATGCCGGACATGGACGGCGATAAGGTCGTGGAACGCGATATATGGGCCACAGCGGGCGACTACCTAATGGTGGTGACTGGCACTGGCAAGACCGTCTCGCAAGCCTGTGAGAGGGCGTATAAGACGGTTAAAGAGATTAGCGTCCCTGACATGATCTACCGTGACGATATTGGCGAAAAGCTGAAAGACGAGATCCCTGAGCTGCAAAAGCAGGGTTACGCGACCGAATTTGAATACGAGTAGGCTTTTTAGCCTTTGGGCATGGTTGCTCAGATGGCTTGGACTGGCTAACAAAACGACAGCAAAGGCAACGAAAATGGCAACAGGTTACTTACTTCCCATTGGCACCATCCTGCAATTCTTTACGGATCAGGGTGTTGTGCTGTCTGGTGGCAAAATCTACACCTACGTCGCCGGAACTACGACGCCGGTCGCCACCTACACCAGTTCTACGTTAGTCACCCCTAACGCCAACCCGATCATTTTGGGATCTAACGGCCGGCTGCCGGCATCCTGCTGGGTGGGCGCTGGCGTCACGGTCAAGATGGTGCTGCAAGATTCAAGCGGTAACGTCATTAGTGGCGGCACGATTGACAATATGCAGGGCATCAACGACTTCTCAAACCTAACGGGTGCGAACGTCGGAGCAGCCTTGTGGCCTAGAACGTCAGCCGAGATTGCTAACAGCATCACCCCGACCAACTACGCTTATGCGCCTGGAAACATTCTGCGGTACGGCGCCGACCCAACTGGCGCTACCAACAGCTCGACCGCCATCAGCAACGCTTGCCTAGTGAGTACGAGTGTTTACGCTCCGGCTGGTACTTACCTGTGCAACGTCACGATCACCAAGCCGTTGATCTTTACTGGCGACGGCTCTGACCTGACGCTGCTTAAGCCAAATAGCACGACTACGGCGGTCATCACCTATAACTACCAGAACGGCCTTGGCTTTTGGGCGTACCCAACTGAGTTTAAAAATCTGTCGTTTTACAATTCTGGACAGACTGGCATCGGCTTTTCGTTTGGTTCGTCATCGCAAGGTGGTTACTCGGCAGGCATGGAATACGCTAACAACGTCAAATTCTATGGCGTGCGTTTTATCGGATTTAACAAAGGGATCCAGTTCCCGTTTGGCAACATTGGCACTGAGTTTTATTCTTGCGGATTCGTCAGCAATTTTTACGGCGCTTATTTGCTAGATAACAAGCAATACCCATCGGCTAGTGGCTCAACGGCCATGCACGCCGGTAACAAATACTTCTTTGCAGGCGAGTTCAACAACAACAGTTGCGCCGTTTACATCAACAACGCCACTGACGGATTCGGTGCGGTGGTATTTAACGGGACCATTATTGAAAGCAACAACATCGGCGTGTATTGCTACAACACAAGCGACATTGAAGTGCCATTGTCGTTTAACGATGTTTGGTTAGAACAAAACGGGGCTTTTGTATCGGCGTCACAAGTCACTATCGATTCTTGGAGTGGCAGCACGGTCACGACGCAAAACGTCAATCCACACGCCTATATTTTTGACGGCACAACGCAAAATATCCTTGTCAACGGCGGTTTCTTTAGTGATACCAACGTCATTGCATCAAGCAGTCGCGTCATATCAAACGGCTCACGGGTAGAGACACAAACGGGCGTAGGCGGCTATCCATTCCTATGCACCGGCTCAAATTCGCAGATATTCATTAACAACCCGTGGACTGACCGAGGCGTAGGCTTTGCCCAAAACACGTTCGTCACGGGCAATTTTTACCCAGTTCGCAGTTCAATTAACTTTTCTTCAAGTCCGGTGGCTCGAGGATTGTTTACATCGCACCGCTACAACAAGTTGGCAGGAAGCTACGGTGGCACATCAACGGTAGTCAACCTGACCACTGGTAGCAACTTGGGCAACGGCTCATTCCCAGTGACTGCTAGCACCGCATCGGACGGCATCATTTACGGCACTTGCAACGTCTGGAGCATCCCGTTTACGGCCGCAGGACAGATTGTGTCTTTGACTGCCGGTGTTGTGTCACTGACGGCTGGTAAATGGTACGTCATGACTTGTGATCTCAAGTGCGTCAGTGGCAACACGTTTACCGTGGCTTGCTGGGATCGAAGCACTAACAACCTATTTAACGGCGCAGCCATCCCGACCACCGGCGACTGGTACACATTTGCCGCCATGGGTTATGCGCCTAATTCGGTGGCGACGTTCTACGGTTTAGATTTTACATCGACCAGCACCACAACGGCGGTCATTCGCGGTTCAGCTTTTCAGTTAGTCCAGTTTGATAACCAAAACGATGCAGCCAACTTTTTAGCCTCAAACGCTTATATCGGCCCATAACAGGATACCGTGTCATGTCCCAAGAGTTGACCAAGACAACAGCAGACATTGCTCTGGCCGCTTCATGGGCAGGTTACGTCATCAGTTTTGTAGGCGAGGTGAACGAAGTGCTACGGATGGTGCTTCTTATCGTCTCCATTGTGGCTGGCATTTTCACGGCTCGGTTCTATTACCGACGAACGCAAAGGCTTTGAGATGACAACTCGGGGGATCCGCAACAACAACCCCGGCAATATTCGTCACGGGGCAGGGTGGCAGGGCATGGCTGACGAACAGCCAGATCCTGCTTTTATCACATTCAAAACACCCGAGTACGGCATCCGAGCGATAGCTAGGATCATGCTTACCTATGCCAAAAACGGGATAGTTAACGTCCGTGGCATCATCAGCCGGTGGGCGCCGAAGAACGAAAACAACACCGATGCCTATATCGCGTCGGTCTGTGCAGCGCTTAAGGTCAATCCTGACCAATACATCGACCTGACCGTAGAAATGCCTGCGCTTGTCAAAGCAATCATTAGACAGGAGAATGGCTTACAGCCGTATTCTGATGAGACTATTGAGGCAGGGATTGCGTTAGTATGAATCAGCGACTAATTCACTTGCGAGATTACCTATTAGACCGGCTGCGTGAGCCTTCGACATGGGCAGGTTTGGCAGGCATCCTGACACTGGCGCACGTTCATTTAGGCGCAGATCAGATGGCAGGTGTCACGGCTTTAGGTGTAGGGTTATCGAGTTTGGCCGCCGTTCTACTCAAGGGGTAAATTATGCGAACTGATGGTATTCCAGCGTCTTTTCAGCTTGCAGGTCATACCATCAAAGTCGTGTTTATCCCCAAGACCAAATGGAAGAACGGCAAAAACGCCATTGGTATGTGGCTGCCGGATGATTACCGAATTGAGATCATAAACGGCCTAAGTCCTACCAGCCGTCAGCAAGTGTTCTGCCATGAATTCATGCACGCGCTGCTCGATGTCGCTTGCTACCACAAAATGTCTGAGGACGAGATCCTAGTCGACCGACTGGCTCACCTGCTCGCACAAGCGATGACGAGCTTTGCGTGAATACCAGACGGCATCTGATTATCCCCGACACGCAGATTAAGCCGGGGGTAGACACCACCCATATCGAATGGGCGGCGAAGGCGGCGGTCGATTACCTGCCCGACGTTATTGTGGTGATTGGTGACTGGTGGGATCTGCCTAGCCTATCAACCCACGACGCGCCAGGCAGTAAAGAAGCTGAAGGTCGACGGGTTATGCCGGACATCCAAGTAGGAAATGAAGCTTTTGAACGGTTTGTAGCGCCCATTAACGGCGAGATAGCCAAACGGAAGCAGGGGCATCGAACGCGCTGGCAGCCTGAGTGCCATTTCC